CTACTAATGTTGCTTTCTTACCATCTAAAGCAAATAATTCTTTAAAGTGTACAATATAGTATTTGCCTTGTTTGTGTAAAATGTGACATGATTGGTAAAGTATTTTATCTTTTCTACTTGCAACACCAATTCTGGTTAAGGTCTCTCGTATTTTTAAAAAGTCGTCTGGCTGTTTGATAGTAACCTCTAGCATATCACCAACTGACCATGAAATTTCTTCACTCATTTTCGTTTTCTCCCGCCTTTAGAAAGGCTTATTTTTATATCTTCAAGTTGTTTATCCGTAAGTATGCTGAGAGCCTCTTTAGCTTTTTCATTACTATATCCATAATACTCTTTTACATACTCTATATTTTTCAATTTGGCTTGTGATAACCACTTGCCACCAAATCGCTTTGCTTTTCTAATACTATTTATATAGAAATGAAACTGTAGCTTCTTGTCCAAGAAATGAAAACCATTCATTTCATTAGCCTGAGCTATGGTATCATAGTGCATAGATAAACACTTGTTTATTATAAAGGGAGGGTATTTCTTTTCCCATGTTAGGTCCTCGGTATCTAACAAAGGTTTTTTCTCAAAGTTAATCGCATTGAGATAATCTTTTAATTCATACATAATATATTCCAATCAATGTTGGAGCGGGTGACAGGATTCGCACCTGCGACCTATTCGTTGGCAACGAATTGCTCTACTACTGAGCTACACCCGCTTATCATTATTTAAATTTACAACTGGCCATAATTTCAGTTAAACAAGCAACCATATTTATCTCATGGTCTGCAACGAAAGCTGCCTTGTACTGATAACCAGCAATAATTAAAATTGCTTGTGGTACTGATTTACTATCAAGTGACTCATACATACTATCATAGATACCTCTAAAAAGAGAAGCTGGTTCTTTATCAATATTCTGAACCACCCACTTTCTCATATCATTAAACTTTTTATCTTTTAATGTTTTACAAAGTTCTTTAGTATTTGCCTCTGATAAACTAAACAGTATTCCACTATCAATTTTACCTCTAACAGAATATCTTTGAAGTTCGTTTATAGTTCTACGAAAATCAGGATAATATTTCTGTATTAATTCTGCTAAAACCTTTTTATCAAATTCAATGTTTTCATCTGTCAATAGATTAGACATTCTTTCCATAAAAGCTTTGGCAGTTTTTACCTTTTGACCATTCTTAATAGAAAAGTCAATGACAGTACACCTACTATGTAGAGCAGGTATAATCTTGTTCTTATAATTACAGGTAAATATGAAACGACAATTGTTATAAAAGGTTTCAATAAAATTACGCAAGGCAGGTTGAACACTATCAGCATTCATATAATCTGCTTCGTCTATAATTACAACTTTATGATTGGCGTCTTCGGTAAGTGATACAGTAGAAGCAAAGTTTTTAATCTTATGCCTCAAGGTATCAATTTGACGGCCTTCATCTGAACCATTGATGATGATATAATCAGCACCAAGTTCTTCACACAAGGCTCTTGCTACTGTTGTTTTACCAGTACCAGCAGTACCAGATAACAGTAGATTAGGTATTTCTTTTTGTTTTAGAAACTGGCTAAAAGTTTCTTTTATATCCTGTGAAAGGATACAATCTTCGATTGTTTTTGGCCGATACTTTTCGACCCACAAATAGTCTGACATAATATAAACTCCACTTTATTCATTATCTTTAGGCTTCATTATTTCATAAGTGATATCATAACCACCTTTTCTATCAGAGAAATAATCTTCTTCTCTATCATAGTCATGTTCGCCTAAAAAATCCATTAACTTATCATCTTCCTCATCAGTTGGTTTTTCACCTATTGGTTCAGGACCACCCCAATCAGAACCAAGGTGTGAAATAATCTCTTTAAATCTATCTACAGAACCAAATGTTTCAGCAGCTGCTTCTTCATCTATTTCGTAGGTAAAATGACTATGTACACTATGATACTCTATCTTTTTTAGTTTTATATTTGCCATTAAAACTCACTATCTGGTTCTAATGCAATCCAATATTGGACTTTTTTGTTACGATTTACAAAATGACTAATTTTTTGTGATGAAATACTTACATCATAATCATCTGAAATCATTTTAAAGTTTTCTACTTTAAAGTAGGCTTTAAATGTTTTATCAGTTTCACCAACATCAATAGAATATTCATTTGATGATTTATTCTTTTTGTCTGTGGCAACCATATGTATCTTACTACCATTACCAATAACTGCAACATCAATTAAATTAAGTGTTGTAGCTGCTTTCATAAGTTTAGCAAAGTTTTCCTTTTTAAAGGTAAACGATACAAAATTATCTGGCATTGTAATTGATTTCGTAGGCGATACGATTACTGATTTGTCTGCAAAGAAATATTTAATATTCTGTTTAGACTTTTCTTCATTGATGGTTACATTGGCACCACCATTAAAGTTTAGAGTTGGACTATCAAACAAGTCAATAGACCTCAAAAATTCAGGCAAGTCATAGATAGCAAACTCACTACCAAACTCCTCTGAAATCTCAGCTTCAGCCAAGATGTTCTTCATTGTCGAAATTGTTTGTACTGTCTTACCAGGTTTAACCAAAATGTTTTGATTAATCGCTGAAAAGTTTTTCAGTACATCAATTGTATTTGTTGAAAGATTCATTATATATTCTCCTATTATTAGTTTGTCAAGTATTTCAACATACTTTCAGGTGATGATTCACCATATGGGTCACTAGTCAAATTATCACTCTTTCCAGGTTCTTCAAACAAAGCTTCAATCACTCCGTTATTTACAACCATAGAATATCTCCAAGACCTTTGACCAAATCCTTTGTCATCTTTACTGACAAGCATTCCCATGTATCTTGTAAATGTTCCTGAGCCATCTGGAATCATTTTGACATTTACAATATGTTCCTTTTCTGCCCAAGCATTCATAACGAAAGCGTCATTAACTGATAAACAATATACTTCGTCAATGCCTCTTTCTTTGAATTCATTATATTTTTCTTCATAACCTGGTAATTGTTTACTCGAACAAGTCGGAGTAAATGCTCCAGGCAATGCAAAGACAACTACTCTTTTACCACTAAAGTAATCTGAGCTTGTCTTCTCTACCCATTCGCCAACTTCTCTTGTCTGAAATTTTGCGTTAGGTACTTTCAATTTATTCATTAATATATCCTTTAATAATTGGAGCGGAAAGCCTGTACTGCCCAAACTTCTCCTGGTTGGAAACCAAGTGTTTTACTTTTAAACTATTTCCGCATTTGTTATTCATGTTACACATTATATAGTAAGTGACCAAAAAAGGCAAGCCTGATTTGGCCACTCATTTATTTTTTATTCCTCATCTTCCAACATAGCAATATCATCATCACTCAAACCAGACAATTTCTTTGATTGTCCGTTCTTTTTCAACACCTTTTTAAGTATTGCAAAGGTAACTGATTCAAGTGGTTTATTTGATACTCTACTCTCTGTTAATGATTTTTGAGAATTGTTTTCTGCATATTTAGCTAATGCTCTATCAAGTTCTCCCTCTGTTGTTTCGGGGTCATTTTCTCTGATAATACTTCTCACATTTGCTAATGCACAAACCAAATATGAACCTACTGAACCATTAGTAGGCCATGCTGATTGAATTGATAAAGCCGAATCAATAAAGTCATCATCTTTAATTGTCTTAATGACTTTTTCATTATCTATAACTTCATGGTAACCTAATGATTTTTCAACAAAGGCAAAACCACCCATGTTTTTTCCACCAGGTTTTAAGCCACATATGTTAATGTTTGCTCTATGTAATACATCACCCATTTTGATTGCTTCTGATTCACCTTTGGCGTATCTAGCAAAAAATATTTCATTAGCCCCCATAACCTCATTTTTTGAGTTTCGGGCTAAAAATAATTCTGCCTCGTATTGTCTAGCTTTTGTATTATTGATTTTAGGGTCGTGTGTATAGATAGATACTGCAATGTTTTTCATGTCACAGATTAAAGCCATAATAGCTCTTCTAAATCCATCCCACACATAAAGCCTGCCGTTTGGTCGTTTAGCAACATCAATATGACCTGCTTTTTCTTTTGAAAACCCTTTATTTCTTTTAAGGTTTTTGAGTAAGTTATCTAGTTTTAATTTTCTTTGATATGTTAAATCGACATATAAGTCTTCTAATTTTACAGTTGATGAATTCTTATCGTAAAATGCACCAATAAAACTATCTAAAGTTTCATCTGTAAAAGTATCACACTTTTTTACTATTGCTACTATGTCTATTAATTTGTGGTCACCTAAAGGTAAATCTTTTAGTGCCGTTCGGACTTTATCGAAAGTCATTTTGCCTGTATTGGCCATGTTATATTCTCCTTAATTAATTTAAGTATGTTAGTTTTAGAAACTTAATGTTTCCATATTATTATTTATACTCCATTATATATTAAAATGGAGGAAAGTCAAGCCTCCCTCCACTTTTTAATTTAGCAGAGCCACCAAATAAACGGTGGTTGCAAAACAAAAACTATTTAATACTAATAGTTCTTGCTTTCTTGTGGTCTGGTACGATTTTCTCTAAAGACACTTTTAATAAACCGTCTTTAAGTTCAGCACCTTTGACCTCGACATCATCTGCTATTGTAAAGTGTTTAACGAAGTTTCTTTTAGCAATGCCTTTGTGTAATACACCGTCATTGTCTTCCACTTCTTTAGTGTCTTTATCTTTAACAGATTCAATTTTTAGGATATTATCCTCATAATTTACTGTAATGTCTTTTTTACCGTAACCAGCTAACGCAACTTCAATATCATATGTTAAAGAACCTGTCTTTACGATATTGTAAGGTGGATAGTTATTAGCCGTTAAGTGTGGTATATGATTATGGATATTGTCCAAGTGTTCGAACATATCATCAAAACCTATTGTAAACGGTTTTAGTCCAGTAAAAATTGAATGAATTGCTTTGTGATTTGTCATTTTAATCTCCTTTGTTAAGCAAGTTTAATTAAGATACCTCTAATGAGCGTATCATAGTTATTTATATAAGTATTATTTCTCATATTTCAAGTGGTAGTTTTTCTTTTTTGAGTTTAAAACTACCAAAACATTAACTCGCAGCTTTAGTTTGTTTGTTTTAAGTGGTGCGAAACTAAGCGCAAATGCTGAAACAATCCACTATCTAGGTTAACGCTAGCGCCCCCAAATTCTGTTATTGGTAGAGGTAGGCCTCACCCTCTTTTACCCTAACTTGTCTTACCAAGCCTATCACATTGTGCTACGAAGGCCAATGGACCAATAAAGAGTAGTCTAACCGTGGACTACCGTGTGTGTATTAAGGCACAACCCTTAAAGTGATGGTTTTTGTTAAAGAAGAACCATCAAACTCCTGCGACCCCGACATAAAATTGTCGGTCTTCCCTACGCTACTGGTCTTACGAACCGCCAGCATAATATATATAACACTTCACAGCATAGGAATCTCTAAAAACTATCTATTTTGTTCTAGCTTTTTTTGTTTCTTTTTCCAATTCTTTATAGCCTCTTTTTTCTTTTCTTGTTTAATCTCGGAAGGTTTTTTGTAGAATTGTCTATCTCGGATTTCTTTAACTAAGCCTTCTTTCATTACTTTTCTTTTTAGTACACGCAAGGCTTGTTCCAAATTTCCGTTTCTAACAGTTACTTCAATACTCATATTTTACCTCCTCTCTTAACAGTATAAGAAAGGTGGAGGGCACTACCCCTCCACCAAGGACTTACACTATGATTGATAGATTTAGATGGCGCTATCGTCATCTGACTCACTATCATTGTCATCCATTTGTGAACTCATATCCGCTTGTCTAGCTTCTTCGCTAATCTGCTCAGCAGTAGCGCCAGCGTCAACCTTTGTATATAATTCAATAAATGAATTCTTTGTGTCATCATCAAATCTGTTAGTACAGACTTCAACCGCTTTCATCTTTTTACCAAAGATAGCATACGCTTGAATGATGTGGACCAATCTTCTAGTTGATATAATCTCATCAACACCACCATCAAAGTAGGTTTTTCTGATTACATCAGCCCATGTTACTAACTTCTTACAGAAATCTTTATCAGATTTACCAGAAGCTTTAAGTGTAGAATTTAAAATCTTTTCTTCTACAGCAGGTTTAGGGTAACTTTGTTCGAAAGTAATTGGAAATCTTTCCAAGAACGCTTCGTTAAGTACATTAGTACCGATAAACTTACCGTCATCACTACCTTGACCTTTTGTATTGGCAGTAGCAATCACATTGAAACCATGAGCAGGTTTTATAAACTTGTTAATCTTTTTAACAAAGACACCTGAACCTTCAAGTATTGGTTGAAGACACATGATTTTGTTAGAAGCAAGGTCAATCTCATCTAACAATAAGACAGCACCTCTCTCCATGGCTTCGATTACAGGACCATTCTGCCAAACAGTTTGGCCATCTCTAAGTCTATAACCACCAAGTAAATCATCTTCATCAGTTTCGATTGTGATGTTTACTCTGATTAATTCTCTTTTGTTTTCAGCACACGCTTGGGTTACACCCATAGTCTTACCGTTACCAGAAAGACCTGTGATAAAAACAGGATAAAACATTTTAGACCTGATAATTGATTTAACATCAGGATAGTTACCGAACGAAACAAAGACCGGGTCTTTTTTTGGTACGATATCACCTGTTAGTGAAGACACTACATAAGCAGCTTCTGATACAGTTTCAGTTTCAGGTGCTTTAGTAGTCAAAACTTTTTCAGCTTCGCCTTTAGATTCAACTTTAACATCTGTAGCGAAATCTCCCTCACTAGGTAATTTGAATAATGATTTACCGATTTTGAAATCGGCATTTTTGATTAGCCATTGTGGTGCATATTTGCAACCAAAACTGGCATTTGCTTCTTTTAATTGAGAAGTAGTTAATTCGTTTGAACCAAACTTTTTGATTGCATAGTCAACGAACTCTTGTTGTTTAGTGTTTAGCATAGTGTTTATGTCCTTCTTCATTGTTAATATAGGTATATTATACAGGCCTTTTTTGTAAAAGGCAAGCGTTATATACGATTTTTTTCACTTTTTTTTCGTTACCAGGTAACGGTTTTGGAACTATTATCAAATTAATTGCCATTTTTATGCAACCTCCTTGATAAATTTGTTTAAAACTACTCTGGAAACCAATCGATTCGCCATTGATTTACCAAAGATTCTTTTTAACTCTGACGGTGTTCCTTTCTTAACTTCAACATTACCCATATCAAAGCTTTCTACAGCAAGTTTTTTACCATCAAGGATAAAGAATTTATTATAACCATCAGCATTGACAGCTATTGCTTTATCTCTAGTTAATTCTTTTCTTAATTTGTTATACTGATTAATTTTATCAGAATAGTCTTTATAGTTATTGATATACTTTTCAATATCCCATCTTTTAACTCTTTTGATTACATAGAAACCAATCACATTACATTTGTGTTCTTTTTGTAAATGACTTAATAAGTTATTTGTAAAATTACTATAACTACCTACAAACTTTGATTTACCAATCTGATAAACTTTTTGTCTGTAGTATTCTTCATCATCATATTCAGACTTATCTGAACCAAAAATCTTGCCT